ATCTTCATGCTTTGCGAGTATTTCTTTTTTAAGAAACTCTATCTCAGCTTGTTGCTGGCGTAGCATGGTAGGAACTCGGTTGTCAGTAAGACCAATAGCCTTCAGCATATTGTCCAGTTCGTCAGCTAGTTCATATGCGTTCATTTTCTCACCTGTAAAAGTATTGGCCCGAATCTATAAACATAGTATAAATCGCCACCATTAAAGCGCACTGAGTTCCACTGTAATGGCTCGCCTTTAAACCACGGAGCCTTATAAAATCGTATGTTCATTCACCATCCTCCACCATAATACCATTATCTCGGCGGTAAATTTCCTCGTCGGTAAACACCTTGGCTATGTGCTCAGGGATGTGGGTCTGCGTCATGCGGATGTTGTGGATGTGCATGTTAGACAGCGAGCACACTGGGCGGTATTCCAGTGGTGATCTGCCATCCTTGCCACGACAACCCCAGTGAAAATCAGTACGGATCTTTTCGTGTGGGTCTGTGTCATACACGCAGGCATCTGTGTGTGGCGCGTCATCGTGCACGTTGGTGTGCTGGTAATCTAGCCCCCCGTCGATCATGTACTCCTTACCATTGGCGTCTACGTAGGTCTTGTAGTCGTGTCTGTTGTAGCTCTGCATCACTGTGCCGTCCGGTGTGATGATGCGGTTGGCTAATAACTTAGGCTCCTTCTTAAAGATTGCGTCCCACTGTGCGTTGAACTGCTCTTTGTTTTGTGGGGTAATTTGTTTGTCACCCTTACTTCTGTCGTGCTTTGTCATGCTATCTCCTAAATAGTGCTGTTGATTTACGTCTGCCGTATACACGGCGAATGCGTAGCGCTTGTATCATGCCGAATGTCTTGTTGCGGTGGCCTTGATGCGCCCTACGGATTTGCTGCATCTTAAAGCGCAGTACTAGACTAATTGATTTTTGTCTAGTAACAAGTGTCCTACGCCGACCAAACCCCCCAAACACGGAGGTGAAGTCGTTGCGCTTAATAAACTTGCGGCGGTTAAAAGACTTCTTCATTAAAGGATTCTACACTATCAACATACTTTTGTGCTCTTTCGTTAAGTTTAACTCCACGGTATATGTGCATTCTAACACCATTTGACTTCTCTTGGCTAGCTTCCACACGATATTCTTGAGTTGCAGCTAAAAAACGACGTTTAAACGATAGTTCGTTACCTGGCGGCAAAGACTTACGTAATGACCAATGCTTGAAGCATGTAAATACATCATCCTTAGATACGCTACCAGCTAAATCAAATTCTAATGCTTCAGATACAAATGAGCGTATTGGGTTACCGATGTCTTCCATCAATTCAAGCAAATCTTTGCCTGAGTCTGGCTGGATAAAGTGCCCACCACGGGCTAGTCTACGCTTTAACCCCGCCATTGACCAGTTAAATATGCCAGCCAATTCCTTATCTAGCTTAACAGATAGATCTGTATCTTCTTTAGCATAAAATGAACGTGACATTTTGAACACTACCATACGTCCGGTCAATGCGTTGGAGTTCTCAGTTAGTTGAAGAACCTCGTTAGAGTAAACAACAATGCGAGTAGGCAAATAACCAGACCAAGCCTCTTTGTTCTTCCGGTTGACAGTAACGGTATCACCACCCACAATACGCAGAAGCTGAGATACAACAGCAGATCTGTTTCTCTCAGGTGCTCTTGCGTCAGTAAAAGAAGCGAGGAGCTTACCCAGCCAAGGCTGCAAACCAAATGTATCACAAAGTTCCTCCAGTTGTGGTGCGACCGTATTGTGCTGCCCTAACAGCGACACTAAGATCTTGTTAATGGTTCCCTTACCTGAACGGCGAGGCCCAATGATGTTAAAAAACTTTTGTTGTTTAGTCTCACCAGATAGTATATAACCAAACATCTCTTGTAGCGCTTCGATAGATTGTGGGTCATCACCCCATATAGAATCTAAAAACTTCATCCATGTGGGGCACTGTGCTTGTGGGTCATACACAAAGGGTAATGAGTTCTGTGTAAAGAAGCCTAGTGAGTGAGGGATAGTTACGTAGTCTTTAAGGTGGAAAATTCCGTTTTTAAGGGAAATAAGATCGCAAGAGTCTGGTTGATCTCTAGCATATTGCTCAAGCCAAATTGGAGGCTTGGTGTTCGGATGATTTGGCAAGTGACAGATTGACTTAACGGCATCGAGCGCCGCAGAGACGGATGCTGGACTAGGGTTAAAACTTTCGAGCGCACCCTTCTTTCCCGCCTTTTTACATTTATCCAAAAAGCTATAGAGCTTGGATCTAATTGTTGCTTCTTCAATGATTTCATAGTGGGTTCCTACATAGATAAAAAAGTCCTGCGCATAATGCACTAAGGTGTAACCTTCTTCAGATGAAAACAGATTGTCTAAGAATGTGCGAGCATGGTTCATTGTTCCTGCATCAACAATAATTTCTCCACGATTAAGTGCTTCTTGTCTAGTTTGAATGTTAACTTTGAAGATCAGCGAGCGTAGTGTGGATGTCGAGCCTGACTCCCGTTTAAATGTGCCCCATTTGTAATGGCAGGACATCTCACCGATTGCCTGATACTCTGGTGATGCTCCGTCTGCGTAAGACCAGCGATCCCATAACTCGCAAGCCTCAGGGTCACCTCTGAATTGGTGGTGCAATGCGTAACCGACTGCCATCCAGTCTGTGTACCCGCAGTTGGTAGATGGTAGGTGCGCTAAGATCTCTGTCTCCACTCTAGCTAGGTCGTAGTCTGGCACAGGGGGTTTGTAGTCAGCAAAGTCATCCCCAGTAATGTGAACTGTTCTGTCAGGAATGATGGTGGATAAGTCTTGCTCCTCACTTGGGATGGTGCCTGAGATGAGCTGACCTGTTACTGTAAAGTAGCGGCCATGCGGGTAACACTCAAACCCAATCGAATGGTCAACGTGAGCTGTCTTTATAGAGCCCCTAGTAAAGATCTTTACACCCGTGCCAGATGGACTAACCTCCATGTAGCCGTTAATTGATGTAGCAATATGCTGCATTGCAGCATTTGTGAAACTCTGCAATGTGACATCATAGCAGTCATCCAAGTCCACCCCAATGAGGTTATCGTCTTCGGAGAAGACAAAACCGACGCCGGAAAAGCGGTCTGGGTTGGACTCATAGGCAGCTTGTACTGTGAGAAAGTCTGCCCATGTTGTTGGGTTGGTTGATGAGGCAGATTGCCCCGATGCTTGAATTGGTAATTTAGACCAGCGTTTGTTTCCTTCTTCACCCACTTCGGTGTGCCGCCATAGAACCCAGCGGGGGATTCTCTTTAGCTCCATGGGGATGTTGGAAAACTGAACTGGTAGTGCTGCAGGTTTTTGCACGAGGATTCCTTTCCGTTTTTCCTATTGTATATGAAATGCCCGGACGAAATCAAAAAAATGTTAACTATATAGCTAAAATGTATAAAAAACTCATCCTATATAACTAAAAGTTTGAAAAGGACAGGATGGACATAGAAGACAGGGTATATATACTTATTTTTTAATTTTTAATTTAATTTAAAAAAATATAATAAAGAGTAAACATACCCTGTCTTCTGTGTCTTCCCTGTCCCGCAGTCTGAAATCTGTAAGATTCTTGGAAAATTCCACACCCGTCTTATTAGAGCTTTATGTCAAAATGTAAGCGTTTTGCCATTTGATACGCCCATTTTCGGAAAGCATCTCGGTTTTCGCTAGTTTGCTCATCTCGGCTATCCCAATCAGCTTGGAGATGGTGCTTACCTTCGTGGTCGTGAAACTCCACCCTCAATAGGTTGCCGTCTTTGTCATATACATCGGTTGGTATAACTTGCATCATAATTCCTTAACTTTAGAGGGCTTTTCTTCCCAATTATCTGCTGGCACTCCATAATCCCCCCTAGACGACCTCATGCGTTCATCGTTCCTAAAGCGGGGTTCTACACTAAGCCATTGTTTAAATGCTTCCACATACTCCACATACACATCATTTACTACATACAGGGGGTGGTTTAAACCTACTATATCTACTGTATGGGAGATATCTGATGCCCTAACCCAATTTTTAGCTTTCTTGTTTACCTTATCCCTTGCCATAATGTAGCGGTTGTATGCTCTTGTTTGTTCGGGGTTCAACTCAATCATCTTGCTCATCTGCTACTCTCTCGGTGTTTAAATGGTCTATGGAAATAGGTTCTCTTGCCATGAATCCTTGCAATTCAGCTATCCTTGCTTCGGATACCTGCATTATCTTGGCTAATTCTTTGGTTTTGGGCTTACGACCTAGTATTTGGGTTAATGCCCTGTCGTTATAGCTTAGTCGCTTAATCGCTTCCATGATGTTTATAGGTAGCCTGATGATGTTTGCGGTGTTATCTAAATCCCTACGCACCCCCTTTTCAATGAATGTCTTGGCATAGGTAGCTAACCTAGAATTATTGGTTGGTTTCCATCGCCTAGCCGATACAAGTAGGGCTTCGTTACCCATCGCCACCATATCCTCAACAGGCACTTTGCCATGATTCCATGCGGTCATCTTCCTGACGATATAGACCACGAATCGTAGGTTGTGGGTTACTAGGGTGTCTAGGGCTTTCTCATCACCTTGTTGCACTAGCTTGGCTAGTCGGTGTTCCTCCTCGATTGAGAGGGGTTCTATACCATACAGAGATTGTAGGTAGTCGCTTAGAATGTCGTTATCAATCATAGGGGCTTATTTTGTGGATAAGCCCCTATTATACCACACACGCACCAAAATGGTGCGTTTATTACTTTTGGTAATGCCTATATGCTACATACAGATAGGAAAGTAATAAAGCCCACCATGAATTGCTTACCACCCACCATAACCCCTTAACTACATACATTATGGCTATGACAGGTAAATATACAAAACTTGTGATAATCTCAATCAAAATAAAGCCCTTCCTAGTAGTTTAAACGCGTCTTTAAAATTGCATTTCTTTGCCAGATTGCGTTTTGGTTTCTGGGGTGAAGCCCACACTAGCTCACCGAAATCATCATACTTATTCGATGACATAGAACACCCTGTCTGATACTTTTTGCCCTACACCCTCTACGATGTCCCCATCTTCGCATATCTGCAAGACACAGATTCGTTCACTAATCCATTGTGGAATTGACTCCCTGTTTAAACGATGTGTAGGGGGTAAATTTTTTTCGGTCTGTGGCATGGCAAAACTATATAGGGCTACTGTGTCATCATCATAGAATCTAACCCGCCATATCTGTTCGATTGGTGTGCATAATACCTCGCCTATCATCGCCCTAAATTCAGATCGGGGAAACACAGGCTCTCCACTATCCTGTTCCATCATTAGGTAATCCATTCGTTCTATCACTATGCTTGATTTATACATTGTTTAAACACCCCTTATTATATCAGCAACTTCTTTGGTTATCGGGACAACATGGGTTGTTGAACCTTGCATAGCACAATTTATGGTATACCAATATACATTAAAACTTCTAGGTGGTTGTTCGTCAAAATTTACCCATTTTGGTAGATCAGCAAACCCCACCCAACTTTTTGTTTTGTGCATTAAATATGTTGTCATTGTTTAAACACCTCGCATTATGTCGGCTACTTCTTTGGTTATCTTGGTTATATTATGGTCTTTCAATCTAATATCTTGAAATACATAGGTATAACACCCCTCATCAAATATTTGTATGTATGCGGTAGTGGGGTCGGAGTAGTTTATGCTATCTAATCGGGCTAGACTGCCCCAATCATCTAGCATAAACCAATCCCCCGCTTTTAGGCTATTATCCAATATGCACCATCGTTTTGTTTTAAACCGATGTCCTCCACAAAATCCTTGCCCTCTGTAATATCTAGGACAAACAACTTACCCTTGATCTCATCAGGCAATTCGTCTTTTGCTCGGATAGTAAATGGCTCAGCTAGTTTATCCCCCATCAATCTATATTGAACTAGGTTGTTCTTAACCAATACAAAATAGTGGGGTGGTTTGTAATTCCTATACTTGTCGATGTTTGCCTTGTTATTCATAACATATTCTATCATCTGTTTAAACTTATCGTTCTTGGGTTTGTAGTCTAAGTGATACAGATTCTCGATGTCATCAATAAGATGTTGGTAGCCATCGCATACATTTTGCCGTAATTTCCAATTCATATTGTTGCGTAAACTGTCTATATTATTCTCAAACTCCCGCTTATGCCTGTCTGCAATCTGATTGAATGTAAAGGGCTTTAATACCTTTTTGGCAACACGAACAATGTTCTTGATATTGATAGAGTATTTATGCTGACCATTCTCGTTATAGGTCTGCCTACCATCATTGATATTGATAGAGGAGATACCATACTTGGGCTTATCTGTTTCCCCATAAAAATTTGACACCTCAATAACACCTATATGGTTGTTTAAATCATCTGCGTGGAATACTTTGAGAGATTGGCAAACACCATCGGGGTGCTTTTCTAAATCAACTCCCCACTTTTCCATGCCACCATGTTTAAACGATATGTCGGGGACTACCTTAGATATTTGATTGGCTAGATCAATCAAACAATCTACTGTATCAACATCACTAAATTTGTTTGCTTTAACATTGAATTTGGGCATTTTCTTTTCCTTATCTATACCATTTTTTGTAGCGGTCAATACAAACTTGACCTAGTGGGACTTCGATTGCTTTACATGGTTTTGCTAACTCGAATAGGTCTTTAGTAATTACCTTTTCTAATTCACCTCTGCGTTCGATTGCTTCTGCATCGCCATAAGTGCGATATGTAATCTTGGACTTGTAGCGTTCTACCATGCTTAACCACCCATCAGGAATGTTGCCATCGGTAGGCTTCATAAATGCCAATACCTCATCTTGGGAAACACCCCGCCAATTATCATCACCAATAATAGCCCGATGTATGCCATTACCCCACCCATAATTTGTATCAACAATCCCCGACATGGTGTCATAGTATTCTAGGAACGGCTTAATACTCTCTTTTAATTCCTTAGTCTTTTCCTTGTCTATATGGTGTTTAAACTGCCTGTGGACTAATAGTGGTTGCCAATCAGATTCACCTTGTTTGCGTTGGAACATAATATCACCCTGTTCAATGGTGTAATGTTTGTCTTTATAGCGAACATACTTATTAACATAATAATTAACCATGTTAAACCCACTTGGCATATTGAAATCATAAAACCAAAATACCGATGCACTAGACAAAAAGCGTGGATATAACTCGGTTGGGTCTGTGCTTGACCATGTTTTGCGTGGGGTGTGAATGGTCATAAATTCCATGCCATTGTTTAAACTCCATGTAATCGCCCTGTTATGAGTTGGTCGAAACTTATAGCCATCAAAGGTAATGTAATACTCGGTATCGCTTACCTTAACAATGCGTTCTTGCGACCTATCTCTACGATTGATTGGTCTAATGTTATCTGCCTTTCGCTTGCCTTGAATTGGCTTAGTGTTTTCGTAGCGTTCTTTAACTGTGGCAAATGTAAATGCCCCACCTTGTGCTGACTGCACATCGTATGGACTGCAAGATGCTCTGTAATAACTCATTTCAATTTTCCTCCACATTGTTTAAACTTCGATTTTGATAGTTTGACCGATTGGTGATTTGATGTCGCTTGTGATTGTCCACAAGGTAGGGCAATTCCATTGTCCACCCCAATCGTTCCCCACATACCCATCGGTGAGAATGATGGCACATACAGGGTCTATCTTATGCTTACGCATATATTGGGTGATGCACTTCGGACTTGTGCCACCACCACCTTTAGGCTTGGTTGATGATGTCATTCTATCGGCATCGTTTAAACCATATACCTCATGCCCCGCTACTTCACAATCCCAATACAGTAAATCTACCTGTTCGGGGTTCATATTCTGCATGACACTTGCCACCTCGCTAATGAATCGGTTAAGGACTTCACCATAAATACTACCCGATGTATCAATAGCCACCACCACTCGCCCCATTGATTCGCTAATGGTTGATGGCATATAGATGTCATGCTGAAGCCATCTGCGGTTAGGTTTTCGCCATGTCGAATCGTCTTTACCCTGTGATACGCTAGACACAAACTCTCTAAGGGCTTCTTTCCAATCTACTTTGGCACTCATAAGGTCGGTGAAACTGCGATCAACATTCCCGCCCACCTTACCCGCTAAAATTGCACCTTGACGAATGGCTTGGTCGATCTCTTTGGCTAACTCGGTTTTCTCGGCATCGTTTAAACCATCTGCCCCCTCCCAGTCGTGTTCGTCAAACCCACCATCACCACCATTGCCTTTAGGTTGTGGCGGTAATAGGTTGAACACCTCTGCGGAATTAAGCCCTCTAAAATCTTCGCTTACCAATCCACCTTTGGGTAGTGATACAAACCCGCTTGATCGCTTGCACTCATCTACCAATTCAAGATTGATGACATAATCACAAGCCATGTTTGCCCTCTGTGGGTCTTGCTTGTTTAAATGCTTCCATGTTAGTAGATGGCGATACATTTTGTGCTTGGCTTCATGCAAGATAACCCCTCGCAAATCGGTATCGTTTAAACTCTCTACAAACTTGCGACCATAACGAACATCACGACCATTGGTGCAAGCGGTTGGTAGGTTGTCCTCTACCTTACAATCACCAATCATCAAGATACCCGAATAAGCCACAAAATGCGGGTGCTTCATTAACTCAATGTGGCATCTCTCAATGCGTTGTTCTGCGGTTAGTGCCATGTTTAAACCTCTCCATTTTGAATTAGCCAAGTGTGGATTGTTTCGTCTATATCTTCGCTATCTACTGTAATAATATTAGCATCAATGATTCTTTGTGCTAAATCCACAACATACCACCTACTCTCTGCTCTAGGTGCATCTTTTAAATTATCACCGACTTGCCATGCCACTTCGGTCATAATTTCAAGTGATGAGTATTCAATGCGTTGTTCTGCGGTTAGTGCCATGTTTAAACTCCCTGTGCCTGTTTATCTACAAATTGTTGGGCTTGTTCAATCTTATCTTTAATCCCATACAATTCCTCGTATTCCTCGTCAGGGTATAAATCGTAGATCAAACCCACCAACATATCAATAATTCTAATAGCTTCGTTCATAATTTTCCTTGTATGTTAGGTATGGTTTAAACACCTTGCGTTGTTCACCGAATACATAGAACAATGGGTTCACCTCTGCCACAACTGCTCGCTTTTCTGCGGGTGTAGTGGCTTGGCTCATGCGGTATTGCATAGACCTCAGAATCTCATCTTCGATCTTCTTGGCTCTGCGTTTAGGGATATTGTGCATAGCGTTTAAACTGTCTGTGCGAATAGATAATTGTTTGCGGTAGCCCATTTAATAAACCCCTGTGATGTGCCAACTGTTGTTTTCTTAGATGTTCGCATTACTGATGTTGCGAATAGCCCTTGTGCTTCTTTGGATAGTCTGCCCATATACTCTACCCACTTATTGATGCTTTCCTTCTCTACTTGCTGAATAGCGGAATAAACTAGCATACATACGGCACTTGGGCTATTAGGCACTTTCGTTTTGCTTGGCTCTTTAATGATGGCTTCCCATGTTGGCAATTCGTCTGTTAATTGAATGATGGAGAGCATATCATATGTGGCTCTGTTTCCAATCGTTCCCTTTAGTGCGTGTGCCATGATGTCAATGCCTAAATGCTTGGACTTTTTAATGATGTCTGATGCCTTGTTTAAACTGCGTGGGGTGCAAAATGCGGGGCGGGGTGTGCGTGGGTCGTAGATATACTCGTTATCATTGGCTTTGTCAAAATCCTCGAATGATGCCAACATCTGCGGAAACTGTTTGACTGTCATCAATACTTCGGGGGCGATGTTGTTGTCCAATGCCCACTCAATCCACTCATCTGATGAGGGCTTACGCACCTTCACAACAGAGATACGATTGCGGGCATGGGGTGGTAGGTTATCCCCAATAGCTTCGTTGGCTAAATTGGTTGTAGCGAATACAATACTGCCTTCGGGTAATTCGAATGTGCCTAATTTTCGTTCTAACATCAATCTTAAGCAAGCGTTCATTACTGCCTTACTTGCCTTGCCGATCTCATCAAGCATTAAAACAATGGGCTTATCAAAGTGAAAACCAAATTCCTCGTTAGGAATAAAACTGCAAACTTCTGTGCCGTTTAAACTGCGTATCTTAGGGACTAGAAAATCGCCTACATCTTTGGTTGTCATATCACCATAACAAAAATGGTGTGTGTCTGCTAGTTTAGATTTCAAGATGGACAGAATAGAGGACTTACCAATCCCCATTTCGCCCTGTGCTAGGACTGTGGTTGAATCGCCTACTGCTAGAATCAAATTGGCGGTGTCGTTAAGTGATAGCGACTTATATAAATCTGACATGGTGTTGCCTTTCGTTGGTTGTGTTTAAACTACTTCGTAAATACTCTCTAAAATGCTACTAACTGCGGGGTCTAATGGTGTGATACTTAAAGGCTTGACCCAATGCCTATAAACAAAATTATCCTCGTTAGGTGCGGTTTCTATAAGGTGTCTGCCCGCTTTGGTTGCACCATGCACCCTAGCAAACTTGTCCCTATACTGCACCCAATCGCCCTCTTTAAGATTGAACATAAGCGGGATTGTATAGATCAGGGGCTAATATAAATATCAGTAATAACCCTAATAATAAGAGGGTGCAATATAGGTCATCTTTAGACATCGTTTAAACACTCCTCTAAATGTTTGGTGTTGGTGATCGTGGTGCTATGGGTATCAGGGAAACGAATGGTAGCCCACTCGCCCGATATATCGACTATCTCGACCTCATCAAACCCGCACCATATAGCCCGATCACCTTGCTTAAAATATTCGTTAATCATAATGTTGTTCCCCATAAAATAATTGTGATAACTGCAAGGGCTATAATTAAACCTATAAGATGTCGCATTGTTTAAACACTCCCTAAAAGGTTGTCAAAATATTCTTGTGGGTGTTCGTGTGCCTTTGCACCATCTAACCATTTATTGATGTGGCGAGAGGTTGTCATAGACCACTTTTTAGCGGTGCGGTTGAATGAATAGGTGGCTTTATCAAAACTAGCAACAGGGGTTGCGTATGAGAATAAAACAATATGCTTCGGTGTTTCTAACAGGGTCATATTGCTTGCGATTGGTTTAACTTGTAATTTGTTCATGGTGTTGCCTTTCGGTTGTGTGATAAATTTAAAATGGGTCATAGTGTTTAAACAATGCGGGGCTTTCCTAGCATATCGGCTAATTGGTTATATACGCTTTCCCTTGTGCCTTTAAGGTTTAACTCTTTTTTGATGAGAGCATACATAGTCATGCCTTTGGACATTCTTAAGCCCTTTAATTCAAGCCCTAGCCCCCTTAGCATGGTGCAATATCTAAAGGTAGCAATTTGTGTTGGGTTGGTAATCATTGTCATGTTTAAACTCCCTGTCTGTTATTTGTAGTCGATTTCGTAGCCATCATCTTCTAGGCTAGAACAGTAGTCGGAAAATCCGACACGATAGGCGATAGGATCGACTTCTTTCAATACTCTACTAGCTTCGTATTGAAACCCGCAAACTTCTGCTAATGGGTAGCAATCGTCTAGCATCTCGTTGTATAGGTCAAGGGCTTCGGATTCTGTAATCCTTTGGATATCATCGTCTGATATCTCGTTAAAGAATGGGTCTTGTTGTTTGGTTTGCATCGTTCTATTTCCTTAAAGGTTAGTAATCAATTAGTGGTCATGCCACGATTGAAACTATGCCCGATTGTTTGGGGTTTGTCTAATACAGAAAAGTAATAAAGAAGCGGGTTTTTATACTAAGGGTTTACCCTTGAAAATCGAGATCGTCAGGGGTCTAACCCTAACCCACACACCCGCCACGATGTAGGCTAAAAAGGGGCTTAAAATGCCCCCAAATTGATTGGCTAGGATAGGGGCTATTTTTTGGGCTAGGTGTTGGCATTGTTTAAACAGATTAGGCGGGCAAAAAAAATCGGGGCTAAGCCCCGATCAGTTTAAACATGGCGGAGGTTTGCCCCGCCTTTGGTTTTACTCATCGCCCTCATAATCATATTCGGGCTTGAAATCGTGCGCCATATCGCCATGCCCTAGCGGGCATCGTGGGGTTGCGATCTTAAGCCATTTAGACGATATCCGCATGGTGTAGCCACAAGCACAATCGCACTTGTGCAAGCGGGTTGTTTGCTTGGTGTAGCGGGTTGTAAGTTTGGCATGGGGATAATCACCCTCGGATTCTATCCATTGGGTGATAAGGGCTTTGAGCCATTCGCCAGCTTTGGTGCTGGTGAGTTTGCCCTCTAACCCTACTGCCCTTGCACAAGCCCCAAAAACCTTATTGTGCCCCTCTCCGTTGCCTACTGTGGCATGGCATAACTCATGGATTAAGACATCAATAACCCTAGCGGAATCAGCTAGGCTTGGCACGATCATAATTTGGATAGTGTTATCAGATGACATTGAAGCGGGGTAGCACTCACCAAGTGTAAAACGCTTTTGGTGTTTCTTAGTGTGAATCCCGCCACTAGCTAGAGAGCATGACAGGCGAACATTGGCGGGGATTGTGTAGCCCTTTGAAGCAAACAGGGGGCGAATGTGTTTATCGGCTATCAGGTTGAGCCATGATTCACGATTGGCGGTGGTGGCTTCGATTGGTGCGGGTAGTAGTAGCATGGTGTTCTATTCCTTATTGGTTAGTAATCGGTTACTGCCCTTTGATTGTAGTCAATTAGTAGCGTTTAAACCGCCCCGCTAGTTAGGACATACCCTTAAGGGTTTACCCCTAAGGGTTTACCCTCGAAAATCGAGATCGCCACCCCTCCTATACCTATACCCCATCTCTTAGGCAAACGGCTAAAAAGGGGCTTAAAACGCTTTGGATTGAATTGTCATGTTAGTAGTATGTTTCCTTGAATTACTGTGGTATTCATACCACATCACCACCCCGCCACTCGCGCCCGCATAGTTTAAACACCACGCCACCAATCTGCCATGTTGCACCGCAACATCGTGCACCAATCTGGTGCTTAACTATTGCACCGCAACATAAGCGCACCAAAGTGGTGCTTAGGTTTGTAAGCACTTACTAACATCCCCACATTGGTGCATTGGTGCGGTGCAACATAAACAATAGGGACAGAGTCGGTGCGTTCCACATTATGAGATAGCATTTCACAATGTGGAATACCCCTCCTTTTTAGCGGTAAGGGGGTGTTGTTTAAACACGACACCCCAAAATTTTAGACCCCCATGGCCTCGGTCCGGGGGCCCCACAGACCGTGAGTTTTTATATTTTTTGCCAAAAACTGGACGCTCTATATAAATCAATGACTTACAGCATCCCGGGACAGGGAGGACACAGAAGACAGGGTATGTTCACTCTTTCTTAGATTTTTTTTTTTTTTTTTTTTTTTTAATAAAATAGATAAATATACCCTGTCTTCTATGTCTTCCCTGTCCCGGAGATGTTTATTTCCTGGATTAGGGCGAAAACAAAAGCAATTTTGCATTAGTTGATGTATGACTAAGTATGTATACCAAATACAAGGTGCATTGGAAAATGCAGAAAGAAAGTTTTGTGGCTTTCGAGTGTTGGTAGCCAACAAGGACTTTATGGATCTTGCCGATGTACCTGCCGAAGTGTTTCCAAAAGAAACCTCAGCTTACATTCAGTTTAGGCTAAGAGTCACAGAACGGTTTGATATACGAAAACTACCCCCATCCGTGGAGAGCAGTATTAGGATGCCGTTAGGGCATTGGCTAGATTATTGGATAATGAAAAACTTTGGCAATCCTTGCAAACCAAAAAATACTAACGCTTGATTATTGGAAGACAGCCCATGACCTACGGGCAGGGGATTACGTATTTGACAAAGAGGGTAGGCTCCAAAAAGTAACCCTGGTCCAAGAATACCGGTCAGACAGCTGCTACCGTGTCACATTCAATGACCACCTCACAGTGGAGGGCGACCAACACCTTGGATTTCAAATCGAGGACAAAGTTTACAGAGACCGCCTACTCCAATACAAAGGCAAGTTTAAATTCAAGCGCCCGTTAAAGTTTAAAAAGGTTTCGGACTTACCAGCAGACAACCTAATGCAAAACAATGGGAGCCATGCGTTTTCTATACCCACCACCAAGCCACTTCAGTTTCCCCACCAGTCCCTACCCGTCCCACCTTTCATCTTTGGCTATTGGTTCTTTACCCATGAAACCCGCAATAAAAGGATGCACTTCTCTAAGGGCAACCATGACTTCCTTACCGAAACCTTTAAAGACGCTGGGTATTCCATAATAGAGCGGGGCAAACACTCAAATGGAGAAAAGTACTTTTCTGTACACCCAACCATTGAGTCACACCTTAACTTTGACCTTCCGTACCGAATTCCAAACAATTATCTCTTAGCTTCTGCAGAGCAACGATTGGAACTGCTCAAAGGTATCTTGTGCGCCAAACCCAAATCCTACTCCAAGAAAACCGGTCTATTCCGATTTACTAACGGACATCTACCAATTGTCCAACAGATACAAGCGCTAGTGGAATCATTAGGACATAAAACAACTTTGGAAATAAATGAACAGCGTAAAAGCTATATACTTATTTTCAGATCTAAGTTACAATTAGTAAATAACCAAATACCACACCCAAAGCCTTTAGTACACCAAGGACGTAGGTACATCAAAGCAATTTCCAAGTTGCCGCCGCAATTGTGCGTTCACATTGAAACCGAAGGAGCTGATAATAGTTACCTGGTCGGAGAAGGATTCATAGCTGTATGTTAACCCCGCAACAAGAAAAGACCCTTACCAAATTTATTACTGAAAGGCAACACTGGCCTAAAGCACAGCTTGACGCCGCCGTTTGGCAGATTAAATGGAAGCTACAGGCACTGCCACACCAAAAGGAACCTGAGGATGGAGAGTATGACACATTTCTTATGCTTGCGGGCCGAGGGTCTGGCAAGACGCACACTGCGTCTCATTGGATTGGTATTCGCGCTTGGATCTTCGACAACACTCGCTGGCTTGTCACCGCCCCCACCTCTAATGATATCCGTGCAACTTGCTTTGAAGGAGACTCCGGTCTTCTCAATATCATACCCGCGTCACTTATACGAGATTACAACAAGTCCCTCTTTGAAATTACCCTTATCAACGGAAGCCTCATTCAAGGAATCCCAGCTTCAGAACCAGAACGGTATCGTGGTAAACAATACCATGGAGCTTGGTTTGACGAGTTGTGTGCCTTCGATTATATTGACGCAGCATACGACGGAGTACAGTTCACATTGCGTCTTAGAGATCCAAGACTTCCCAGAGTCCAGCAAATCATCACCACCACCCCCAAGCCAAAAGAGCTCATTGTTGACCTCAACGAAGGTAAAGTCGGTGGTGACGTCTACGTTGCAAACGCATCCTCGTATGACAATCGGGCGAACCTCTCCGAGACATTTTTCAAACAGCTAGAAACCTACGACGGAACCGACATTGGTCGGCAAGAGATTTACGGTGAGATTCTGGACCCAGAGTCATCTGGTATCATCAAACGCAAGATGTTTAAGCAATGGCCGGCTTCCAAGCCAACACCAAACCTAGAATACGTTATTGCTTCCTATGACCCTGCTACCTCAGAAAAAACACACAACGACCCAACAGCTTGCACAGTGTGGGGTATCTTTGAAAACACCGACGTGGGAACTTGTGCCATTCTATTGGATGCTTGGGACCAGCATTTATCCTACCCAGAACTTCGCCGCAAAGTAATTGAAGATTTTAAAGAAGTTGTATACGGGGCAGACAATACATTCGGTAAAGGCCGTAAAGCAGACCAAGTTTTAATGGAGGACAAAAGCGCAGGTATTTCTTTGATTCAGGAACTTCAGCAATCAGGAATTCCTGTACGAGCATATAATCCCGGCCGCAGTGATAAGGTACAGCGTCTTAACATTGTGGCCCCTTTAGTTGCAAAAGGAAAGATTTACATACCAGAAGATACAAAACAAAAAGGGGAGTATGCAGAATGGGCCAAGCGTTTCTTGCGCCAAGTCTGTTCATTCCCCGAAATGGGGGGCCATGATGACTATGTGGACTCCCTATCCCAAGCATTAAGAATATTAAGGGATTCGGGCTGGATTAGATTAGATCCGTTACCTGCTCGAGATTACGACTATGCCGATTCCGAACCAAGCAAACGTTTAGCAAATCCTTATGCACAATAAGGGCGGATTTGGCCATAATTTTGCATTAGTGTATATAGGAACACGAAAAGCGCCTGCAGCGCCTGTTTGGCCCCCTAGCCAACCTAGTTTCCAACTACACAACTTAGGGGAGTTAAAATGAAGCAATGCAGTAAATGCAAAATATTTTCCGACAATTTTGGAAAACACAAACACACAAAAGATAAATTGGCTTCTTGGTGCCGTCTTTGTAAAAATATTCAAACAAATACCAAAAAAGACTCGCAAATGCAGGAAAAATTGGGGCATGTTAGTAGAATTATTAATCAAAGAAAATCAGAAGCTAAAAAGCAATCTATACCATTTGAAATAGATTCAAAATACGCAATGGAGATTGCCAAAGATATTTGCCCGGTTTTGGGCCTTAAACTATCTTGGTGTGAACGAAAAGGCAAAGCCACAGATAACTCGCCTTCATTAGATAAATTCAAACCTGAACTCGGATATGTTCCGGGAAACGTCTGTTGGATTTCTTTTAAAGCCAACACAATGAAACAAAGAGCAACCGCTTTAGAAGTACAAGCGTTAGCAAATTGGATGAAACAAATAGAGAAACAATAACCTATGGCAAATCCCCAATTACCGATTCAAAACGGCAACAACTTGCCCAACCTCGACGCAGAAGATGATCTTCACGAAAAAGAAGATCAAGACGACGAGATGGATGCGTACGCCGAACAATTTGATTTGGATGATGAAGAAGTTGAACAAGAAGTCATCGAATTAGATGACGGTTCCGTAGTAGTTAACTTTAAAGAAACACAAGGTCCACAAAAAAATCCAGAGTTCTATACAAACTTGGCAGAAGAATTTGATGAGCAAACTTTAAATTCCCTTGCCAACGAATATTTGGACTTGATTGATGTCGACACAGAATCGCGGTCCCAAAGGGATAAACAGTACGAAGAAGGACTTCGTAGGACCGGCCTTGGTAAGGACGCGCCTGGCGGTGCTACTTTCGACGGTGCTTCTAAAGTTGTGCATCCCGTCATGGCCGAGGCTTGCGTTGACTTCGCAGCTTCCTCGTCAAAAGAGCTATTACCACCCGACGGACTTGTCAAATCGAACATCAAAGGTGATGCTGACAAACGAAAAGAAGATACAGCCGATCGTAAAGTAACCTTTATGAACTGGCAGCTCACTGAGCAAATTCCAGAATACCGTGACGAGATGGAGCAGCTGCTGACCCAGCTCCCACTCGGCGGTTCCCAATTCCTTAAATGGCGCTATGACGATGAACAACGTCGTCCAACATGCGAATGGGTGCCGATTGATAACATTCTATTACCTTGGTCATCAACAAACTTCTACACAGCTCAACGTGTAACTGAAGTACAAGACATTACTGAAGATACTTTCCTACAGCGAGTTGAGTCCGGTATTTACCGTGATATTGATTCTGATTACTCTTCAGATGCCCCACTTAATGACCAAACCAGATCACAAAAAGCCAACGACAAAATCGAAGGTAAAGATCTACCGTCCAAGAACATTGATGGCCTGCGCCGAATCTATGAAATCACATGTTTCATGCGCATGGAAGAAGATCCAGAAACAGAAGGCAAACGCGCCCCATACATTTTAACAATTGACGAAACCACTTCTAAGGTTCTGTCACTCTACCGTAACTGGGAAGCCGGCGATGAAAAACTTGAGAAGCTGGATTGGTTCGTGGAGTTTAAATTTATCCCATGGCGTGGAGCTTACGCTATCGGACTGCCTCATCTTATTGGCGGTCTCTCCGCTGCTCTTACTGGCTCTTTGCGCGCTCTGCTTGATGCTGCTCATATCAACAACAGCCAGACAATGCTTAAACTTAAAGGTGGACGAATTGGTGGGCAGTCAGACCGAATCGAACCAACCCAAGTAGTAGAAATTGAAGGCGCACCTGGTGTTGATGATGTACGTAAGATCGCAATGCCAATGCCGTTTAATCCACCATCAAGCGTTCTTTATGATTTGCTTGGTTGGTTAACTGCTGCAGCTAAAGGTGTAGTAACAACAGCAGAAGAAAAGATTGGTGAAGCTAACAACCAAATGCCTGTGGGCACAACCCAAGCTCTTATTGAGCAAGGTGCTAAAGTATTCTCTAGCATCCATGGCCGTTTACACCGTTCACAAGCTAAATCTCTTAAAATCGTTTCACGTATCAATCATTGGTACTTGGATGAAATGGACAATCAGTCCGGCGAAGAGATTGAAGTTCGGGACTTTGCTTACAACTCAGATGTACGCCCAGTATCAGATCCTAACATTTTCTCTGAGACCCAACGTCTTGCTCAGAACCAAGCACTCTTACAAATGGCGTCTACTGCGCCCCCAGGAATGTTTAACCTTCGTGCGGTTTACTCACGAATTTTAGGACAGCTTAAAATTCCAGCGGTTGGAGAAGTATTACCAAACCCACAAGGTGTAGTTGAATCTAATCCAGCATTGGAAAACGTATCAATGACAATGGGGCAAGCAGCTGCTGCGTTCCCAGACCAAGATCATATTTCCCACATTCAAGTTCACTTAGAATACGCAAATAATCCTGCCTACGGTGGTAACCCAGTTATTGGGCCTATGTTCTCCCCACACGCTTTAGAACATATTAAGCAGCATTTAACATTGCACTATTTGCAAGAAATGCGTGGCTATGTAGCAAAAGCTAGCAACGGCAAAGACAAATTTGAGTTGCATAAAGAAAGACCACTTGACGGCGATGCACAAAAAGCAATTGCATTGGCGTCACGTATGGTAGATAACGACGCCAAAACCAATTTAGCTCCGTATATCCAGCAAATTCAAGCTCTGGCTCAGAAAGTTGCTCAAGCTCAACAGGCTCAACAGCAATCTGCAATGATGTCTGACCCAACTGCTGCGGTTATTATGCAAACACAGATGGCAGAAACAAAACGTAAAGCTGCAGAAGCTCAGACTCAGCAACAATTTGAAACACAGAAACAGCAACAAAACTATCAACTGGAAATCGCTCAACTTCAGCAAAAAGTTCAAGAACTTCAAGCTAAGTACGGTACTCAAACCAGCATTGATAACCAACGTAATGCTACAGACATTGCTATGGCTAACATCAATAACTCTGCTAAAGAGCGTATTGCCTTGATTAATGCAAAATCGCAAATGAGCCAACAGCAAATTGCTCTTGATGCAGCACAAAATCAGTCTGCGCAAGAAGCCATTCAAACTTCAGAGGCAGATATACGTCAGCACGGTTTAGCTGTACAGCAACAACAGTTTGAACAACAGTCTCAACAAGTTCAAAACCAGATTGAAGCTCAAAAAGCACAGCAAGATCAACAGCAACAAGCCCAAGCCCACCAGCAACAGGTAGCTCAGCAGGACCAACAGCACCAACAAGGCTTGCAACAAGCTGACCAACAGCATCAACAAGCACTACAACAGGCTCAACAGCAGCATGAGCAACAACTACAACAGCAACAAGAACAACAAGCAGCAGCCCCACAACCCCCACAAGGACAATAATGGCAACTAAAAAACAAGACGGCGGCGAATTAGGCTTCCGCAAATCATACAAAATGACTGGTACCCCTGGCTATGCTGGTGGTCCTGGTGAAACAACCATCGACAAAGGTAATTCAGGCTCCAAACGCGCTAATAATGCCGTTCTTAATGGCAACAAAATGGCCAAAGACAGCAAAGTTGGTCAAAGTAAGAACCTTAAAGATATTAAAGGCGGAAACTTTTATTGATTTAAGGGCGGATTTTTCGCCTTTATTGCATTAGTAAGAGTATGAAAGACTTTATCAGTGAAATTATTTCTCGCATGAGAAATGAAAAGCAAAAAATCGCAGAAGCTGTCACTGCGGGTCATAATGTAAACAATTTTGAGGACTACCAACGCTTAGTTGGCCGTGCCGAGGGGTTTCAAGCAGTTTTGGACATTATTGACGAACTTTTGACGGAAGACGACGAATCGTAAGATTCAGAAAGGGATTGCCGAATGGCAATTGATTTTAATAGTAGGGAAGAACCAGATTTACGCTCAGAATTAGAGTGTTTTCCTGAAGTAGACCCCGGTGTAGAGATTCTTGGTGACCGAGTACTGGTGCAATTGCGCAGGGAAAAGACAACAAGTAAAGGCGGTATCATTCTTGTGGATGAAACCAAGCAAACTCTTCGTTATAACGAGACAGTAGCTAAAGTACGTGGAATTGGCCCCTTAGCATATAAGAGTCCAGACGATTTAACACCTTGGCCGGAAGGCAATTGGTGTAATGTTGGCGATTTAGTTCGCACCATTAAGTACGGCGGCGACCGATTCGTAGTGCAACCTGAAGATGATGGCGCGGCTGTGGTGTTTATTACACTGCAAGCGCGTGAAGTGATCTCCAAGATCAAATCATTTGAAGCAGCACAAAAAATGAAAGCGTTTGTTGATTAATAACTTTGTAGAAAGTATGTATGGCAGATAATGATAAAGATGTTCCTATTAAGGAGCGGGAAGATGGCACAGTGCTCGCCAAATTGGAGGTCCCAGATGAAGTAGAGGACCAAGAAGAGCCTAGACACAAAAAAGAAGAGCACGAAGATAACGAAGACGGCGACCATGAAGAAGATGGCGGCGACGATGAAATGGACGCGGCAGAGACTGACGAAGAACGTGAGTCAATTCGTGAAGCTCGTCGTGAAGAGCGAAGACTTAAAAAAGAGTTAAAGAAACAGCGCGATCTTTCTTCAAAGAATAAGATTAATGCACTTGAGCGTCGGAATGCAGAACTTGCAGAACGCTTAGCTAAGGTTGAAAACACAGCATCATCTTACGAGTTTGCACAACTAGACAAGGCTATCGAAGACGAAGCCACTCGTGTTGAGTACGCTAAGATGAAAATGCTTCAAGCAGCTCAAGCTAATGATGCAGTAAGTCAAATGGAATACTTAGAACAGTTAACAGACGCTAAACAACGTCTTAACCAAGCTCAGCATTACAAAAAACAGCAAGTGGACCAAGCACAGTCACCAAAACAGAATGTGCCAAACCCAATCGCAACAGAAGTTCAACAAAATGCCACAAAATGGCTTAAAAAGAACTCTTGGTATGATCCACAAGCTAGAGATACAGATAGTAGAATTGCCAAAGTAGTTGACCAAGAGCTCGTAACCGATGGTTGGGATCCAAGTGATCCTGAATATTGGGAAGAGCTAGATAATCGTTTGCAGTCCCGTTTACCACACCGCTACACCAGTAAAGGTAGTAAAGAAGGTAGGCGCTCTTCAGGCCCAACAGCCTCAAGCAGATCATCTAATGCAACAGCGCAAAAGCCTGGCACAATCACATTAAGCCGTGAACGTGTACAAGCAATTAAAGACGCAGGCGCATGGGATAATACAGAAAAACGAAACAAAATGATCCGAGCTTATGCTTCGTATGATCGTCAAAATAAAGGTTAATTAAAATGGCAACGAACCCAAGAATTAAACGTGACTTAGAAGACCGTCTTTTAGACCGAGTCGAAGAAACGAAAGAACGGATCGCTAATGACGATCCAGAAACATTATCCAAGAAGGAGCGTGTAGCTGCGTTTCGTGATAAGTGGCAAAACTCGGCTTTGCCGGATTTGCCAAACGGAGTCCTTCCCGGATTCCACTTGTGCTGGTTATCAACAACCAACACGTATGACAGTATCGACAAACGCATAGCGTTGGGTTATGAACCAGTTAAAGCCTCGGATTTAGGTAAAGGCTTTGAAGGACTAGGTAAAATGAGCTCGGGCAAGTTTGAAGGCTGTATTAGTTGTAATGAAATGGTTCTCTTCAAGTTACCAGAAGAAATCTATCAAGAAGTGATGAAAATGTTGCATCTTGAGGATCCCCTCGAGCATCAACGTAATATTACCGCAAACGTTCGGAGCTCTGCTCAAGAAGGTAAAGGTGGTAGATCAATTCTTGAAGGTGGTATTTTGGAAATGGAAAAGGAAGCCGCAAAAGCAAACGCTAATGTTCGCTTTTAATATCAATCTTCAAAAATAACAAAGGAAAATAAATGTCTTCAACATTTCAACCCTTTGGTCTGAAGCCTGCGTATCACCCAAGTGGTTTAGATCGTGCAGTACCGTTCGCCGGTACTAACAGCTATGTCACTGGTGTTTCAGGTTACAGTGCTCCTTACAGTTTGAGTTCTGGCCAGTCTTTCTGGCAGTATCAACCTTTAGCGATTACTTCTTCTGGCCAATTGACTATCGCCAACCAAACCGCATCAAGCGGTAAAGTTTATGGCGTATTTGACGGCGTAGAGTACACCAACTCTGACGGCCGTCGTTCAGTAGCTAAATATGCTTCTAAATTGACACTTGATGCTTCTACAAATATCGTTTTCTGGATCTTCGCTGACCCAGCAATCGTATACGAAGCTCAAATCAACGGCTCAGCAACAGCTTCTGCCATCGGTACTGAATACAATTTCGACACAACAACTAACTATACTACTGCTGATGGCTATGCTATCGGTAACGGTGGTGCTGGTTTCTCTACTACTGCGTTGCTTGCAACTGCTGTTGGTAGTACAAACCAAGGTCAAGTTCGCGTAGTTGGATTGGGACGTGAAGTAGCATACCCAGCTGGTAATACCAATGCTTGGGGCGATGCCTACACAATCGTTCAGGTTCAGATCTGCAACAACCAGTTCGCCGCTCCGTCGACGTCCGTTTAATTAATACGAAAGGATAAGCAATGGCAACCCCAATGCGTAGTACCGACTTTCGTGCGGTAGTCGAACCGATTATCAACGAAGTCTTTGATGGCGTTTATGAACAACGCGCCGACGAGTGGAAGGGATTTGTAGAAGAGATCCAAGGTATTCCACGTAACTACCACGAAGAAGTAATGCTTTATGGTATGAACGCAGCTCCTGCAATGCCTGACGGCACTCCAGTTAGCTACGATCAAGGTGGTACTTTGTACATCACCCGTTTCATCTACCAAATCTATGGCTTGGCATACGCCTTGACCAAAGTTTTGATGGAAGACGGCGATCACATCCGTATCGGCTCAACTTTCGCTAAACACTTGGCGCAGTCAATGATTGAAACTAAAGAAACATTATGTGCAAACATTTTGAACTTTGCTTTCACTCCTGGCTACATCGGTGGCGATGGCGTAACTTTGATCAACGCTGCTCACCCAATCGCTAACGGCGGTTCTTACTCTAACCAGTTATCTACAGCTGCTTCTTTGAGCCAAACTTCTGTTGAACAGATGTTGATTCAAATTCGCTCTGCTGTTGACAACAACGGTAAGCGTATTCGTCTGAAAGCTGAACAGTTAGTAGTTCCACCTGCACTCGAGTTCCAATCAGAAGTAATTCTGAAGTCTGTTCTCCGTTCAGGCACTGCTGACAACGATTTGAACCCAATCAAATCAACAGGCATGTTGCCTAAAGGCACACACGTGGTTACACGTTTGTCCTCTAGCAAAGCCTGGTGGGTTCAGACTGATGCTGAAAATGGTCTCATGCTCGTTAACCGTCGTAACATGGAGAAATCCATGGAGGGGGACTTTGAAACAGATAGCATGCGCTATAAAGCCACTGAGCGATATGCCACAGGATGGCATGATGCCCGTAATATTTTTGGCACAGCAGGCTTGTAATCGGTTTTAACCAAAAGTAGTAATTGTAAAAAGCCCACCCACAAAGTGGGCTTTTTCATGTATAATATCGGTATGGCAACCACAAAAGAAAATCAAAAACTTTTAGCAAGAGAATGGTACTTGCATAACAAAGAACTAACTAAAGAACGGGCTAAGGCTTGGGCGTTAGCCAATCCAGAAAAACGTAAAGAAAGTGTTGATAAATGGCGAAATAATAATATTGACCAGCACAACATCACGAATAGAGAATGGAATAAAAACAACAAACCGGTTAAGGCTGCGCTTCAAGCCAAACGCAAATCGGCAATTCTCCAACGCACACCCGCATGGGACCTCCACGCACACCTCATCATAGCCAAATATCAACTAGCCGCTATGTTCACACAGGCATCTGGCAAACCACACCACGTAGACCACATTATTCCACTTCAGGGCAAAAAAGTCTCAGGACTGCATGTCTTTTCCAACCTCAGAGTCATCCCCGGCTCAGACAACGTCAAAAAATCAAACAAATACCCTGTTTAGGGCGGATTTATCCTATTTTTTGCATTAGTAGGTATAGGAAGAATCATCCCATTCTGACCACCGAACTTCCCGGTGAGACGACTCAGAGACAGCTTGGGATACCCACTGAGATTAAGGAAATACCATGTCATCAACATTTACAACTCCATTACGCATTTTTAAGCGTAACAACCCAACAAACAACGGCGTAATCGCTCCAGATAACACTGGTGCAGCTCGCTGCTCACAACAGAGCTCTATTGCTCCTGTTGCTGCCACAACTTCTGGCGCTGTAGTTCTTCCAACTTTCGATATTGGTCAGACAACTGCAACTCCATTTGTATTGCCAGCCGGTTCTATCATTGAAAACGTTAAGTTTTACGAAACAACTATCCCTTCAGCTTTGACTGGTGGTGTAGTTACTGTTAATTTGCTCGTAACTAACCCATCAACTGGCGCTGTTACAACTACAGCTATTGGCACAATTACCCCAACAGCAACCAATGGTGGTGTTATCTCTATTGCTTTTGCTACTACTGCAGCTGCTACAGCTCTGTTAGCTAACATCGGTACTTTGGATGCAACAGTGCAGTTTAGCCAAGCTACTGTTAGTGCTTTAACTGGTTCTTTAGCTGGCACGTTCACTGTTGAGTACACAGCCCGTAATACTGACGGTTCTACAACTGCATACGGTTCTGGCTACACCAATAATTAATTGCCTAGGGGGCTAGTCCCCCTACTTTAACATTTAAGGAAATTAATTATGTCTAGTTTAGTAACAAATTTACAAGCAACACCCTATGCAATTGAATCTGTAACTAAGGTCGGCGCTTATGAGCCATTTGACCTTCAAGTTGCTCGCTCGCAGATTATGGGACACAGCACTGTTAACATTTATGGTTACCAAACCTCTGTAACAACATCAGTTATTCCTTTATGGGAAAACGCAACGACTTATACATACCCAAGTTCTGCTATTACTATGAATTTAGCAGGTACTTCTGGTGATACTGCTAAAATTACCATTGTTGGATTAGATGCAAATTATTTGCAAATATCTGAAACACTAACATTAAGCGGCGCGACTGCTGTACCAACAGTAAACAAATATTTCCGAATTAATAGCATGTTTGTAACTTCTGGTAGCGCATCAAACCCATCTGGTGCAGTTACATTAAAAGATGTAACAAATACTACAACATACGCACAGATTAATACTGGTATTGGTAGAACCCAAATGGCTATTTACACTGTACCAGCTGGCTATACTTTGTATTTAAGTCGAGTTAACGCGTATACTTCGTTCAATGGCAACAATGCCAACTATGTAACGTACAGAAATCAAAGCGTCTCTTCATCTGGTGTAGTGTCCGTAACACAACAATCTCCGTTTACCCAGTTCTATGCAGCACAGCGTGTAATGCCCCGTCCTTTTACTGAAAAAACAGATATTCAAATTCAATTTTCGACAAGTACTGGTACAGCTGCTATTAGTGTTGCAGTTGAATGTTTCTTGATTCAAAACGACGGCCAAGCACTACCTTCAGCTCTATAAGGCACTAGATGCCTGTCTACCTTGACACCCGAGGCAATTCTGTTCTATCTATAGCGGTCTGTGACCGCTGTAATAGAAAGTTTGGCTATACAGAACTCATGCCCGATCCCAATTTTCCAGGGATGCGGGTGTGCAAGGACGACCTAGATCAGTTCGACCCATGGCGCTTGCCTGCGCGTCAAACTGAAAACATTGCATTACGCTTTCCACGCCCAGATGTGTCTGTTGCAATTGCACCAAATCTTGTTGATACACAAGGCGCACCAAATACTAGTGTACAGTACGACAACTTGTACATTGAAGGCGCACCGTATGGCCAAGGTGGAGCACCTGGCAATTTGGATTTAAAAAGCCAATTTATTTCTGCGCCACCTCCACTAATGCCAACAATATACAGCGTCAGTCCAGTTAATGGACCTAAAGCTGGTGGGACAAGCGTGATCATTCAAGGCACTAACTTTGTTAACATTACTAACATTAAGTTTGGCGGAGTAAACGCAACGTTTACAGTTAATACACCAATACAAATTACTGCAACATCTCCAGCATACACCATTACAGGTATTGTGGACGTTTCTGCACTTTCCACTTATGGAACAGCAACGTTGCATGGTGCCTTTACCTATACATAAAATAAATGGCAAATTTACCGATAACTCAACTACCAGTTGCCACCACTTTAACAGGGGATGAGCAAACTATAGTTGTACAACACGGTGTGACAAAACAAGCATCTGTCTCGCAGATTGCCAATGCTTCTTCACCGGGCAAATTAATCACCAACATTGTTTACGACTCGACAACAGGGTATTTAACAATTTATTACAGTGACGGAACAATAGCAATTGTTGGTCCTGTTTCTGGTTGGTCTGGCTATAGTGGTATCTCTGGCTACAGTGGTTGGTCTGGCTACAGTGGTATCTCTGGCTACAGTGGTATCTCTGGCTACAGCGGTATCTCTGGCTACAGCGGTATCTCTGGCTACAGCGGTTTTTCTGGCTACAGTGGTAGTGGTATCTCTGGCTACAGCGGTATTTCTGGCTACAGTGGTAGTGGTATCTCTGGCTACAGCGGTATCTCTGGCTACAGCGGTATCTCTGGCTACAGCGGTATCTCTGGCTACAGCGGTATCTCTGGCTACAGCGGTTTTTCTGGCTACAGTGGTATCTCTGGCTACAGTGGTATCTCTGGCTACAGCGGTATCTCTGGCTACAGCGGTATCTCTGGCTACAGCGGTATCTCTGGCTACAGTGGTTTTTCTGGCTACAGTGGTAGTGGTATCTCTGGCTACAGCGGTATCTCTGGCTACAGTGGTAGTGGTATCT